GATTTATTATGCTGGGTCTATCCAAAGTACACTCCCACCAGCAGCACCAGCACTTAAAATTTGTCCAGCAGCACCAGCTGAGCCAGTAGAATCATAAATTCTAAGTGGTACAATACCACCTATCAAAATTTTTAATGCTGGCAGTGTTGCATTATTTACTGGAACTGTTGCATCACCACAATAAAATGCCATACCTTCAGTTGATGTAGAATTAATTGCAATAAAATCAAATTCATTTTCAGCATTACTAAGATTTTGAGTAATATTTAATGTGTGGTTTGTATTATATACACCAGCTGGGCCAGCATCTCCAGCATTAAGTATTGCAATCCCTCCACCATTTGCAGTAAATCCACCCCCAGAAAAAACACCTCCAGCAGTTGCTGTAATATTTCCAGCAGTTGCGGTAATATTTCCAGCAGTTGCGGTAATATTTCCAGTGGTTGCAGTGATATTTCCGGTGGTGGCGGTGAGTCCGGTTTGTGCGGTAATAGAGCCAGCACTTGCAGTAATATTTCCAGTGGTGGCGGTGAGTCCGGTTTGTGCGGTAATAGAACCACGGTTTGCAGTAACATTTCCAGTCGATGCCAGTGCCAGTGTTGGTTGTGTTACTCCACCAACAACACTAACACTTGATGTATAAATATTTAAACTATTTTGAGTTAGTGTATTTACCGCAATAATATCATATTCATCTTGACCATTACTAATATTTCTTGAGAGTGTTAATCCACTTGTATTATAAGTTATTGCCCCAGAATTAGGGTCAACAACACCAACAGTTCCAGCAGTTGAAGTAATAGCTCCACTTGCAGTAAGAGTTGATACAGAAATTGGAACTGGTGTTGTATTTGGAAGGCCAGCCAATGCTGGTAAAAATGTAGTATTACCTCCTGGAAAAATAGTTTTTGCACTCATTTTTTATTTTGGTTAGCTTTTATTTTTATCACAAACTATTTTTTACAAATTGATTATTATATATATTATTAGAAATATATTTTAATTTAAATTATTTATTATTTATATTTTCTTTTTATACCTGCACCAATCATTTGGTTTTGGTCAATTCTATCTAATATATCAATATTATGTTCCGTTAATGGATTTAAACTTTCCGCCGGTATTAATGTATCATGCCCCCTATTTGTTCCGTGTAATCCAACACTTACAACATCACCAGATGACCTAATATTATATTCATTATGTAATGGTTTTTCTCCTTTATATGCTGGGTTTAATGTAATTATTTCTTTACTATTTTGGCCATGCTGTCTCGCGAGCAAACTGCCCTGTGAATGGCCCAATGTTGATACATTTTGAGCACCATATTTATTATGAGTGGCATCTTGTAATTTTTTTCCTTGTTTATATCTATCAGTATATTTATATAATCCAACTGCATACATAGCATTATTGCTCCAATCCTTAGCACTATCTAAAAAAGTGTCTCCACTCGTTCCTTTATGTGTTAATACTGCGTGATTTTTATCTTGGTCATAATATACAGAACCATATTTATTAGTTAAATCAGAATCTAAATCATATGTATCTATTTTTTTTGGGGCTTTTTTCCCAGAATATGATGATTTAAAAAATTTAGATAAATTACCCACAGATATTTTGCCACCACAGCAATTACCTTTTCCAGTTAGTTTAGGGGGATTACGCCCCTCTAAAAATCCACTGGTTGTTGTGCAAGTGCTTGTTGTGCAAGTGCTTCTTTATACCCTTTCTTTGTTGCTGCCTTTTCAACTGCTTTTTGTGATACGGCTTTCTCATATGCACCAACTTTTGTCCCAACATTTGCCCTTTTTTTTAACATTAATTGCTCTCGTAATAAATCAGCAATATCTTTTTTTGTTAATTGTTGTTCAATAGTTTTAAAAAATTCAGATTCTCCTTGTTTAGATTCTGGAAATCTTATTAGTCTTTCTGCTGGTAATATATTTCTATAACTTATTTTATATTTTGGTTTTTTTAATTCTTTTGTTATTTTTGATTTCTCAGATGGTAATAAAGCATTATATCTACCAACTACACTAACATCGTCTGGTTGTCTTCCATAATATGATGGCTTAAACATTTTTAATCTTTCTATAAATCCATCTCTTGTTGCCTTGTTTTTAGCTTTTTTACCTTTTTCAATATTTGAATCTAATGCGGCTTGCTCATATAACTCTTTAATTATTTCTTTAGTAATTCTCTCCTCGCCTATTGTTGGAATACTATTTACTAAATCTATAACTTCTGCATCATCTTTATATATAGAATTAGTTGCTCTATCTAATCTACTTGCCTTAATCATACCTTGTTTAGTTCCATATAAATTTAATCCACTTGTTCCAACACCACTCTCACCGGTTAGGGCACTACTACTATATTGTGATGCTGGGTATAATGATTCAGTATCACTTTCACTTTCATATGGCGACCTAACTAATCCACTTAATTCAGAAGTCTCATTAAAATAATTTCTTGCTGCTGGATTATCTCCAGTATATAACCCCTCTTTATCTATTAATGTAAGTAATGTATTTCTTTGTTCTGGAAGTATTTTTAAACCTTGAACATATTCTGCAGTATCTTCTTCAAATGGTGCATATGATATTTCAGATGCTAAAGAACTACTTCTACTACGGCGTGACCCCATTGATGCGGCGGCTTGTAAAACACTATCATATGGGTCATATTGACTAATTGGTAAATATTCTTGAGGCTCTCCTTGGTATAAGTTTTGAACCGCGCCAGGTGTAAATTGTTGTGCTACAAATGGGTCATATTGATTAAAATCATATTGTGTAATAGTGCGATTACTGGGTGCAAAAGAAGAAACATTACTTTGTTGTGATGAAAAAGATGAACTTCTACTTCTTGGCGGTATAGATACTAAACCGGCTAAATTACTTGCAATATTACCATAACCACTACTATAATTATCTATAATTTCAGAACGACCACTATCTTCAATACTAAAATCACCACTATCAATTGATGAACTTCTACTTCTTGCAAATGATGGTAATGAATAATCATATGTTGATAAACTTCTTGACCCTTTTGGTTTTGCTACAAATGCTGGGTCATATAAAGCACTTACAGTGGCAGTTGCCCCACTTTTTTTAACTGGGCGTTTTGCTTCACCTAATGGGTATGAACTTGATGGTGCAAATAAAGCACCTAATGGCCTTACTTTTATATCTTTTACTGGTATGGCATCATCACTAATTTTATCACTTGCTTGCTCTTCTAATATCTCCCAATATGATTTTGATTTTCTTACATCATTTGGATTTGGCCGTAATTGCTTAAATGCTTTTTCATACATAATTTGTTCATATTGTGTTTTAAAATCTTCTACTGGTGGTGTTTCTAATGCAGTTATTGGAAAATTGCCCATCACTGGAGCCCTTGGCTTAAGCGATTGCTTCATTATTAATTCACTTAAAGTTTTTGACATATTTCAAACTATTTTGTATTAACCTTTTTTTAATTCGTTTATATTATTATAAAGAAAATAAATTTAAATTATAATTATTGATTTGAAATGTTTTATATTTAGATTTTTATATAAATCTATTATATATAAAATGTATCAGAATTATAGCATATATGTTCTTATTTTTTTGTTATTTCTTTTTGATATACTTTTTTTAAAAAGTATTTGGGAAAAAGGGGGATTAAGAATTTTTACTATAAGAACATTTCTGTTTATCCCTTTTTCCCAAAAAAAAAATATATAAAAAAATGCTATAATTCAGTTATTATTTAATATAGACCATGTTGTTTAACATATCTGGATGCCTGACCTAAACTTATATTTTGTTGTTTCATCACGGCTGCAACAATATCACCGCGAGCGACTTCTCTTTTTCTTCCTGATTTTGGTAATTTTGCTCTACGGCCAGCCCCAGAAGATTCAATACCAGCAAGGGCTTTATTTGTTAATGCTCCAATAATTGGTTTACTAACCGGTGAAATGTAATTAGCAAATTTTGACATATCATTTTTAAATGATGCCCAACTTCCTCCAGAAGGATGTTGTGCCATTACTCTTCTTCGTGTTCTTCCCCCCAATAATTCACCGCCCAATAATTCACCGCCCATAAGTCCAAACCCAGATATACCACCAGTGCTACCGCCGTGACTCATCATTTGTTTTTTAGGTGCCCTACGTTGCATAACACGTTTAGGCATTGGACGAGTTCCAATTTGGTGTTGCATCATTGATTGATGAAGCATCTCCATTAGTTGTTGTTTAGATGGTGATTGATATTGCATTTTACACGCTTTTTTTCTGTTAAAAAAATATTTTTACAAATTTGATTATTATATATATTATTACAAATATAATTTAAATTAAATTATTTATTTTTAATATTTAAAAGTATTTTTTGGTGAAGCTTGAAAAAACCGAAGGTTTTGTAAAGCGGTAAAAGGTTTTTAATACATTCCTTTCAATAAGCCACGAATTTTACCACGATGCATACGACCAGCCCCAGAAGATTCAATACCAGCAACGGCTTTATTTGTTAATGCTCCAATAATTGGTTTACTAACAGGTGAAATGTAATCAGCAAATTTTGACATATCATTTTTAAATGATGCCCAACTTCCTCCAGAATATCCATTATTATTTGTATAGGTTTTTATGGCTAATTCTTCCAATCCAGAAACAAGTGGCGCATTATTATAAATATCTTCAGTAATACCACCCTCAATAAGTTGAACACGAGAACCATGTTGAGTAAGACAAACGCCATCAGTGATTGCCAAAACATTTAAATTACAATTTGCGCCAAAATCAATATCAGTTAAATTTGTGCATTGCACTTGAATTTGGAAGTTAATTGCTCGATTCATACCACTGCAACTTGTTGCAGGAAGGCGCAAGTCTTCACTAGTTTTTAAAATTAATACACCACCTCCGTAATATTGTGGTTCATTTGCTGGATTAGTTTGTGTTGAAGAAGATAAAATTTGTTTGCCAGTCCATTGTGAAAATGAAGTATTTGAACCATTTTTTTTACTAATATTATATAGTTGATATGGTGTGCAGTTAGTTCCTAAAATATTATCTTTACCAGCAAAATTAATAGTTGCATTTGAAAGAGTAAAACAAAAATCAGGTAATGATTGTGTTTGCGATTCAACAAAACTCAATGGAGGTGTTGCCCATATTAAAAAGTGTGATGGCACAACACTCAATTGCATTGTGGCAGAATTAGCAGTTGCGGATGCCATTACCCCACCAAGTGAAGCCCCAACCGTAAAAACAGATGTTGCAGTTCTAAGAGTTGCATAATTGTATGCCATAGGAGATACAAAATTTGATACACTATCTTCAAATGCTGATATATAAGAGACCAATAAAGATTGTTCTAAAAATTGCCCTTGGGTTGATGTAATTGTAGCAGTCCCAGGGACATAAAAACTCAACATTCTTTGTAGATTACTAAAGCTTAAACTTACCGTGACGTTTCCTAATCCAAAAAATGCTTTCTTTGGATTTCTAACACCAGTATATACAAAAGGAGATGCAGCAATAGGCTCAAAAACCGTTGCCGTGATGACCATTTGAGTGGCATTGGCACCCCAAGCAATTGCTGCTGGTGCTGGCTGTCCTAAAACAAATGCACCATCATAATAATTAATAGACGTAATTTGTCCAGTTCTTGATGTATTAGCATAATCAGAATTTACAGCTGCAAAATCAGAATCAAATGGTGATGTAGTTGATAATGCCGCGGCCGCATAAGTTGAATATCTATCTGGTGCAGATGGAAATGATGATAAATCAGTTGCTTGTGTATGACTATCACAATTCCATTGAGTTAATAATGCCGCTGCATATTGACTTGGATTAATACCAATACCAGCATTACCCAAATTAATATTCATAGATGTGCAAGCATTATGTAATGGCCACGCTCTTAATGCAATTGCCGGATTTGCTTGAAATTCTTGCAAATTAGTTCCAGTAATTAAAAATTGAACAGTGAACGCCATCGTCACGGTTCTATCCAATCCTTGATTTGGGGGGCACGGAATTGTAAAAGTGGGCGTAAGTGATGCATTACCAGCAACATTAATAGTTGAATATTGCACACTTGGAGTTGATTCATTTACAATAAGAACCGGAGCTTGTTCAACATTGATACGCTCATCAATTACCTTCATAACTTTCATAGAATTGTTTGCCATTTTTAAAAAATAGTTTTAGTTAAAATTTATCAAAATTCAAAAAGTTTTAAAGAATTTATTATTGTATATAATAATACAAAAAAAAAGTTTTAATTTAAATATTTATTTATAGTTATTCACCAGTTAATAAAACTCATTCCATAGAGGTCGGTGGGGATTGCGATGCAATCCCATTTGCGATGCCTACGCAGTGGCACTTTTGCTTTTTTTGCTCTCTGTATTTTTTCTGATATTCTCTTTGATATTCCTTATATGATGATGCCCCACCATCAATTGATTTACGGCTATCAGTTGTTTTTTTAATAATATTTTCACGGTTAAGTTCATAATATTTTCTTTGATATGTTTTAACTTTATCATTATGTTCTTTATTCCATTTTTTTACAGCATTTCGCCGTTGCTCCATTAACCTATCATATTTTTCAATTTTTTGCTCTTCGTCCATTTTACACTTTTTACCGTTCTACAAACGAAATACTCCGTATTTCTATTTCGAACTCCAAAAAGCTGACCAAAAATAATATCAAAAATTTATTATATATATTACTATATATTTTTTTAATATGAAAAAAAATAAATAAATAAAAGTATTTTTTGGTGAAGCTTTTGAAGCTTGAAAAAACCGCAGGTTTTGTAAAGCGGTAAAAGGTTTTTAACGACCAGTTTTATATTTGGTAAAATAAAATTTTAATTCGTTTTCAGTTGCATCTATTTTTCTTAAATAGAATCCATTTTTTTTAATTATTCTTGTATGTGAATGTTTATTATTTTCATAAACTTTAACTGTAAATGATGCCGTATTAATTTTTGAAACTATTCCAATTTCTGAATCTTTTTCAAAAACATAATATCTAAATAATAATATAGTTTCTCCAATTTTTAAACCTTCTGGAATTTTAAATAATTCATTTTCATATCTATTAATAACTGATTCACAAAATTGTTTTCGTGTTGCTAATTTAGCATTTTTACTAACAGGCTCATCGCATATATAATGCCTCGTTGCAATTATTCTCAAATTATTATAAAATGATTTTTGTTGTGAACCAGTTTTTGGGCATAATTGATGTCCGAAATTAAATCGATTAGATTCATATAATGCTTTACTTGATATTTTTTCCATAATATTTGGAAGTCTTAAATCAATACCATATATTCCCATATAATCCTTTATAATTTCCCAAATATCATCACAAAATTTATATTTTTTAATAACAATAGTTTCAGTGAAAATTTCAGCCATTTTAAAAGTGATTGTATGAAAAATTTATATTAATATTAATATTATTTTTTCTATATACATAAC